TACACTTGATATTGAGGTTAAGTCTGAATATGGATTCCCTGATGTAGAATCTTGTGCAGAAGAGATACTTCTAATATCAATACAGGATTATACAACTAAACAGATTATTACTTGGGGTCAAGGACCATTTAATAATACTAAGAAGAATGTAACTTATAAGGCATTTAGGACGGAGTATGAACTCTTAAATGATTTCATTAATTGGTGGATGATTGAATCTAATACACCAGAAGTTATTACTGGATGGAACAGTAAGTTATATGATATTCCATATATGTGTCGTAGGATTGAAAGAATCCTTGGTGAGAAGTTAATGAAGAGAATGTCACCTTGGGGATTGGTGACAGAGGATGAAACTCATATCATGGGTCGTAGGCATATAACTTTTGATATAGGTGGAGTCTCACAGTTAGACTATTTGGACTTATATAAGAAGTTTACTTATAAGGCACAGGAATCTTATAGGTTGGATTATATTGCCAGTGTTGAATTGGGTCAGAAGAAGTTAGATCACTCTGAGTTTGATACTTTTAAGGACTTCTACACAAAGGGTTGGCAAAAGTTTGTAGAGTATAATATAATTGACGTTGAACTTGTTGACCGTCTGGAAGACAAGATGAAACTCATCGAACTTGCATTAACTATGGCATATGATGCTAAGGTTAATTATGAGGATGTGTTTTATCAAGTCCGAATGTGGGATACAATAATTTATAACTATTTGAAGAAAAGGAATATTGTTATTCCTCCTAAGAATAGATCACATAAAAACGAAAAGTACGCAGGGGCTTATGTCAAGGAACCGAAACCAGGACGCTATGATTGGGTGGTTAGTTTTGACCTCAATAGCTTGTACCCTCATCTTATTATGCAATATAATATCAGCCCCGAAACCATCAGGGAGACTAGACATCCCAGTGCGAGCGTTGAAGGGATTTTAAATCGGACTGTTAATATTGAAGGTGAGTATGCAACATGTGCTAATGGAGCACAATATAGGAAGGATGTGAGGGGATTTCTTCCTGAATTGATGGAGAAGATGTATACTGAAAGGGTCGTCTTTAAAAAGAAGATGATTCAGGCAAAGAAAGATTATGAGAAAACACCATCTGTTGCTCTTACAAAAGAGATTGCTAGATGTAATAATATTCAGATGGCAAAGAAGATATCTCTTAATAGTGCTTATGGTGCTATTGGTAATCAATACTTTCGCTATTATAAATTAGCAAACGCAGAGGCGATTACCTTATCTGGTCAAGTATCTATTCGGTGGATAGAGAATAGAATGAACCAGAAGATTAATAAAATTTTAAAAACTGAGGATGTTGATTATGTTATTGCTTCTGATACCGATTCCATTTATCTTAACTTGGGTCCTTTGGTTGAACGTGTATACGAGGGGCGAGAGAAAACTAATGAGGGCATTGTCACGTTCCTTAATAAGGTCTGTGAAATGGAA